GCTCTATAAAAATCATAGATGTTGATAAGAACTCTTTTAGAACTAATACAGATGTTAAAAACTTTTATAAAAACTGCAATAATTCGTAATACTCGCAATACTCACAATACTCGTAATACTCGCAATACTCACAATACTCGTAATACTCGCAATAAATAATCTTAATAATTATTAGATATATAAAAATGAAAGAGGCTTTTGTTTCACAAGCGGAAAATGATGATATTGTAAAGGAAGTATTTATAATATTTGGTTATTCTGTCGCAAGTATAATTATTGTTGTAGCATTAGCGTGGGGATATTATAGTAATTTAAATCTATTTATAGCAATCTATTCGCTTATAATTATTTTATATAATGTTATGATAATATCTATCGTTGTAATGAATAAAGATATATATGATTCATCCAGTTATACTATAATGTTTGGAACTACTATATTCTCTATATTTTTAACTTTCTTAGTAGGAGTATTCTTTGTATATAAATATTTTACTCTTCCTACAAAGACAGCTACTGTAGCTGTCCCACAAGATGTAAATTATTCATATAAATATTAAAAATATCATACATATCCGGCATAAGATATTACATACAATATAATAAATAGCAATACGGTTTTGATATAGACATCAAGGGACAGGATATTTTCTTGTAAATATTCTGGTATCCTATCATAAATGTTATTAATTATTCCGCTAAAATATATCAGGAATACTATAATAACTATTATGAGATTCTTCTTAATCAATTCAATATCCATATATAGCATATAATCATTTTTATTCATTTGAGTGTATGGCGAATAAGGAGTATGTTGCTGATGCGAAGGAGGATAAGGAGGCTGTTGAGGATGCGAAGAAGGATAAGGAGGCTGTTGATGATAAGAAGGCTGTTGATGATAAGAAGGCTGTTGGGGCGGCGAATGCGGCGGAGGATACGAGGGATGAGTTGAGTTAGATTGATTGCTGCCGGACATATCTTGTATTATAAGAGGTGGAGTATTTAAGCCCATATCTTTATTATTTTTAGATATTAATAATTCGTCTCTGAATTCATTTAAAACATCTTGTACCACAGGATCATTTATATCATTATGTTCATTATTAGTACTCATTAATATACTAAGTTTAATAACCTAATATTATATTATATTTAGATATTGAATATAATTACGCGATAATTTTATATTTTCTATAGTATAATGTTGTTAAATCCGAGCTATTTATTAGAATTATTGAATACTAATAATATAAAAATAAACAAATGCATTCATATAGGCGCCCATAAATGCGAAGAATTGCCTATATATATTACAATGGGCTTCGCAAAGGATGATATAATATGGATAGAGGGAAATGATGATATGGTAGCAGTTGCTAAGAATAATAATATATCCGTCCATAACTATATAATAACTGATAAAGATTATAGCGAGGTTATATTGTACAAAGCGAATGATACGGCTTCATCAAGTATTTTAGATATGTCTAGACATACTGAAGTTTATCCAGACATATCATATGTTAATAGTACAAAATCTAAAAGTATAACTATAGATACTTTTTTTGATATTCAAGGTATTAAAGCTGACGAATATAACTTTTTGAATATAACTATTCAAGGAGCCGAACTAATGGCATTACGGGGCGCTACAAATTATTTGAAATACGCAAAAGCCATATATATAAAAATACACGAAATAGAATTGTATAAAAATTGTCCGAGTGTAAAAGATATAGATGATTTTTTGAGAGACTATAATTTTACAAGAGTTATAACAATAATGACAGACAAGGGATGGGGCGACGCATTATACACTATTTCTTCTTAGCACCGACACATTTCCCTGTCTCAGGATTTCTTACTTGGCCGTCCTTACACACATTAACACATCTCTTTGTTACCGGATTTATTTCTTTACCCTCCGGACATTCCTTCTCCTTCGCTCCCTTAGGCTCTACAGCTTTAGGCTCCTCCTTCTTGGGTTCTGTATTGGTCTTTTTGGCAGATGCTATGCATTTACCTGTTTTGGGGTTTCTTACTTGTCCATCCTTACACACATTAACACATCTTTTTGTTACTGGATTTATTTCTTTACCTTCTGGACATTCTTTTTCTTCAGGTTTTGCTACGAGAGGCTTGGTAGGCTTGACCGGCTCAATAGGTATCATATGGTCTTTTTTGTTATTTACGGGAACCTGTTGAACATATGGCATATCAAAATCTTCGCGATTATTTGGCAGTCTGATATTTTCGTATGTGTAAATATCTGGGATATTGGCGACAGCCTCTTCATCATCGTATTTACATTCTAAGTATTTGCGAATTGCACCCTTAGTCTTTTCTTTAACAATATCTTTCATTAATTCCTTTTTATCAGATAGATAGTTTTCATAGCTGATGCGATAAGCCTTCCTTTTGTTATCATATAGTTCATCGTAGATGCCCTTCTTCTCTCTTTTTATTTCCTCGCGTTTATCAAAAATATCCAAATATAGTTTAATATCCTTTTTCAAATTATTAATTTCGCTCGCGTTATTAGTATTATTATTGGCAATATTTAATATTTTTTTTTCAATATTTCTTAATATATCCATTTAATAATATTGAGGATAAAAATAATTAAGGCAATATAATATCTTCAAACATTCCCCTGTAAAATGTTTGAAGGCTTTCTTCGGGTTTCATTTGTTCTTCATAGGTACTTCTAGGTATATATTTGACTATTATTTTTTCCTTACCACAAGTAAGCTTTTTATCATAGTAGCCTTGGACTATTAGTATAGCTCCTATAAAAAGTAAAAATATAGCAATCGCTTTCATTCTTAATAATATAATATAGATTATTTTTCAACATTTCTTTCAGTCCAAACATCAGTCTTTTCAATTTCTTCTTTAATCTCGTCCAATCTGACGATATTTCCATCTTCGTTTTCATTGCTCGCTTCTACATTATCGCCCGCGGCGCCAGCGGACTCTACGGGCGCAGCATTTGAAGCAAGCGTTTGTTTCCTGTTTTCAAAGACAATATCGCGATTGTCCATATTCTTCTTATACTCTTTCATCAAAGTGTTGAGCTGCGTCTCAGAGTATTCTTGATTCTCTAGAGACTCCGGGTTGGGAGACCAAGGGCACCAACAGCCTACTTGCGCGATATAGATATTGAACTTGTTATCTATCTTCTTCAAAAACTCGCTGCGGACTTTTGCCTCTTCAATAGTATCAAAGGTACCACGAACTTTGATGCCACGCATAGAAGTAATAAAGTTATTGTCTTTATGATAAGCAGCTTCAAGCGTGTCGTTATTAACTGATTTATAAAACGTGAGCTGTTCGTTCATTTCCTTGGGCTCAAAGATATATGAGTGATTGTCAGCAATCGTGTCAACCATATCCTTTTGCTCGGGATTCTTTTCCTTGATGCCTTCAAGGAGCTTCTTCATATCGTCGGAAAACTTCTCAATAAACTTGGTAAAAATGTACGCTTCCTTATTGACAATAACATCTTCTGGGCTCAAAAAAGACAGTAGCACAAAGTTTTGGCCACGGATAGGCTTATCCTCGTCCAAATAATCTACCTCTTTTGTTGATACCATCGCGCTGTTTTCTACTGCTGCCATTTTATACTACTGCTTCTATCTTATAATATAAATATATATTTATAATCTTATATATATTTTTCATAATTACAAATAAAATGTTTCATAATAATAAATGTCAATTAAAAAATACGATGATTTCAACATACTATTATACAAGGTTCTAAAATTAATTATTCAGGCGTTAATAATAGCTTTTGTAGCATTGCTAATACAGGACAATAAGTTCAATGTTGCTAAACTATTTACTCTCACGATACTAATAGCTCTGACAATATACATATTAGAACTATTGGCAAACCGATTTACTATTGCTACTCAAACCGCAGGCAACATAGGATTACAAAAATCCAATGCCTTTATGTTATTATAATAGCCTCCCTCTTCCTCCCTCTTCCTCCCTCTTCCTCCCTCTTCCTCCCTCTTCCTCCCTCTAATTATTTTTATTATTTATGCAAATGCAATTCAATACAATTCATATCATAATTAATATCATTAGGAATATAAAACAATATCTCGCCAAATTCTCTCAACAATATGACTGATAGAATCATAGTCTGTAAAACTATAAAGCTATCCTCATATGATATAATATATCTCGTCAAATAGTTCATAGTTAGCACTAATATAGCTGAGATTATTAGATAGCACTCAATCAATTTTTACACATATGAAAGATATCAAATAAATATAAAATGTATCAACGATTTTTTGGTAGGCTATTCAAACGACTTCTTTAATATCTAAAAAGAGAAAGCTAAAACAACCAGATTTCTATAAAATTTTACACCTTTTTACATTTCAAACGCCTATTTTTAATTATTAAATAATATACATTTATGTCCGGGATATTATTTAGTTAACAATATAAAAATAAAATATTAATATACTATATAACTAAAATGGGTAAATATAGTTGCGAAAAATGTTATAAGACCTTTTCTCAAAAATCACACTACGATAAACACTTAACTCGTAAAAACCCTTGCGAAATACAAACTGATAAGATAAAAGAATTAATAGACAAAGCAGTTGAAGAAAAATTGATTGAATTAAACAAAAAATTGATTTCAAATAATACACAAAACAATATTACAATTAACATCACCGAACAAATGGATATATCAAAAATGAGTAAATTAGAGTTATTGGAAAAGTGTAAAGAATTGGGTATTACAAAGTGCAGTTCAAAAAATAAATCACAATTAATAGAACTAATTAACGGCAAAAACAAAGTTGTTGGAGAACCTAAAATAATTTTATCAAATGAAGAAATAGCACCACAAAATACGCAAATTATAGAGGTTGATACAAAAACATTAAATGTAATTGACCTATTTTGTGGTTGCGGTGGTATGTCAAAAGGTTTATCTGATGCTGGATTGAATATAATTGCTGGAATAGATATTTGGGACAAAGCGGTTGAAAGTTATAATAAAAATTATCATCATAAGGCATATTGCGCTGACTTAACGCAGTTGCCCCCTGAAAAGTTTAATGAATTATACAATAAAGAAAATAAAAATATAGATATTTTGGTTGGAGGACCACCGTGTCAAAGTTTTAGTATTGCTGGAAAAAGGGATAAAAATGATCCAAGAAATTCTCTATTTATGGAATATGTTAAATATCTTGATTATTTCAAACCCAAAGCATTTATTATGGAAAATGTAATAGGGATGCTTTCAAAAAAAACAGCAAATTGTGAAAATATTATTGACATTATAATGGAACAATTAAATAGAAATTATAATTGCATAATTAATAAATTATACGCAAGTGATTTTGAAGTTCCACAAAATAGAAGACGCACTATAATTATAGGGATTAGAAAAGACCTAAATATTTTACCAAAAGAACCAGAACCCATTATAAAATCAGTCCAAGATAGAATACCAGTTAAAAACATATTAATTCCAAAAGAAGAGGTTGATAAAAAATACTATTTGAGTGAAAAAGCATTAGCAGGAATAGAAAATAAAAAAAGTGTAAATAAAGAAAAAGGGTTTGGGTTTGGGGCACAAATGCTAGACTTTGACAAACCATCATATACAATTCCTGCGAGATATTGGAAAGATGGTTATGATGCGTTGGTTAAATATAACGAAAAAGAAATTAGAAGATTGACAATTACAGAACTAAAAAGAATACAAAGTTTCCCTGATAATTACATTATAGATGGTTCAAATAAAGATATTATTATGCAAATAGGTAATGCGGTTGCTTGTAAGTTTGCCTATTATCTTGGTAAATATATAATTAATACTCTTCGGTGATTAATTCATTCCAAAAAAATGAACCTCTAAATTGAGAATAATTACGACTATTTCCATCATACATTCCACTATCAAATATAACTTTTTTATTTTTGATACATTCAATAAAATACTCAAAGTTAAATGCTTTACCAAAACAAATCTTTTCATATGTATTTCCTATTTTTTTACATATAAAGAACCCCTTTTTATCAAATTTGTTGTCAATATGTTGTTTCATTTTTGATGATTTCCATAAAGCAATTACAATATTATTGTTTTGTAAGAATAATGGAAAATCTATTTTTACACTTCTTGTATCATTTGAAAATGAATAATAAATGATTATATCATTATTTTCATTTATTGTTAATATCTGTCCGTTAGAGTTCCAATTATTGTAAGTTGGAACACAACTTCCAGACCACGAATATCTGTTTTTCTTACTTGGATTTGGATTTCCAAATGTCTTAATAAAATCGCTCCTGCTTAATTTTATTTCATCAGTCCAATTGTTGAGAGTATTAATGCTGTTTCTTTTATTTTTTCCTGAAAACGCATATTCGCTTGCACTAAAATCACCAAGTGTGGTTTTACTTGAAGATTTTTTCATTTCATAACCATTAATGTCAGGTTCATTTTTTGCGTTATGCTTTATACCCATTTTTGTTTCTAACCAATGTCCCTCTTTTCCACAATGGTTTATATTTTGTCCTTCTAAACATATTTCAATACCTTTAACGCAGGTATTAAATAATGTTATTATATGTTGTTTATCAATATCAATTTCACTCGTGGTTTGTAAAAGAGCACTCATATTGTATGTAATAATATAATACTTATTTATTTATGTATTTCATATCAATTTTTTTTTATTAATCAATTTTATGAAAAAATAATTCAATAATATATATGCCTACTCATAAAAGTAATGATTATAAATTAACAGCAGTTCAATATTATTTAGTTAAAAAATCAAAGACAAATACAAAGATGCTAATTTATCTACAACGCAGATTTTTAGAGTAATTAATGATAATAATATTACTTTGAAACTTACAAGAATACGACTTGAACCAGTAAAGAGATTTGGTAAAGATATAAATATTAATTCAAAAATAAAAGAGTTTTATGATGAAGTGAAAAAAATACAAAATAGAAGATATTATTTGTATTGATGAAACAAGTATAAAATCATTACAAAAAACGAAATCGTTGTTATAGTAATAAAGGAAAGCGTTGTGTAATAAAAACACAATCACAAGAAGTATTCAAAAAATATACTGGTGTATTTGCTATTACGGTTAATGGTGTTCTAAACTGGGATTTATATGAAAAAGGTGTAAAATGAAAAAATAAGAATATTCCAGCTTCTCAAGGACTGCTATGATAATATCTCTATATTTATTATAATAATCGTAGGACTATCGTAGTCTACTTGTCTACTTGTCTGCTTGTCTGCTTGTCTTCTGGAATATTTGCTGATTTTAAATATATTCCAGCAGTCGTGGTAAGCAGTTTATAACGATGGTATTATTTCGTAGTTTAAATCCACACATATCTTTTTCCATATCTGATCCTGAACATAGAGCTTTTCTCTGCTTTTCAATAATGGAAAATATTTGAGGTATTCGTTTAGCCCGAGTATCTGAAAGAACTTATAGAGAACATAACTATATGACAAAAAATTCTTTCTATCTTTCGGACAATGTTTCAAAAAAGGCGCCTGGATGCTTCTAAACATATTACATAGCTTATCCTCTAATTCAGGACTGAATTGCGGCGTAGGTATTCCGTTAATTCTGTTTATAATATAATTGATATGCTCGTAATACTTGTTTATTCTCAATCTTTTAAGAATATCCCTCATTTTTAAATAGGTTATTTTTTTCAAGTCAGTTATTTTCTCTTTCTTAATTTCCGTTAAAATCTTTTCAAATATTTCGTCAGGTATATCCGTACTCTCTTTTCCCTGAACCTGATTGCACCACTCCCTAAAATGATTAATCCTCTTATAACAAAAATGCGATGTATCCTTCGTATTCTGCTTTAATATCGGTCTATTTTGCTCTACTAAGAGAAGCTCCTGATATCCACAGATACTACATACAATTATTGCATCGTGTTGGAGGCAAGTCATACTATTTTTACAAACCTTACATATCTCTATGTTTTCGTCCTCAACTGTTCTAACATATCTATTGTTTATTATAGCCATATATTTATCTACCAAGGTACTCTTGTCATATATCTTGCTATTATCATTCTCATTAATTTCCCCCTTAATTTTATTGGCCTCCGTTTTATCGCTATCAGCACATTTATTTTCTTTTACAAGCTTCTTATTATCTATGTTATTAAGAGCTTCTAATACATTAATCGTGTTAGTATTTATGCTCATATTTCGCTTTTTTTTGGATTCCTTCTTATATATCTTTGGTTTATTAAAGGACTCTTTTACAAAATTTATATTTTGATTAATATCTGATTGCTTATTTACGGTATCGTAATATTGAAATAATATATCGCTCGTATTCTTGTAATACTCTATTTCATCTAAATTATTGAGTTCATTCAATTTACTTTTAATATCTATTATCTGCTCGTTCAACTCTGTATTACTGAACCAAAGCCGACTATTAAGTTCTTTATCTGCCGTATTATTTATACTTTTTAATATCTCCATTTTCTTTTCTTCGCAATAACTCAGTTTTTCAAGATAGTATATCTTTTCCTTATCGCTCTTCTCAAAATCCTTTATCATATTATTATGCATCGCGTCCAAAGTAACAGTTTCATTTATATCTGTTGTTATTTTTTTTTTAGATGACTTCTCTTTAAACATCATTATATTTGAATTATAAATATTAAGGTTTATATAATAAAAATAATTTTTGTGTCATATAATCTATATTTTTTTCTCCTCTAATAGTATAAAGAATATAGCGTAAATGGGTGGTGGTCTTCTTCAATTAGTAGCTTATGGTGCTCAGGATGTTTATTTAACTGGTAATCCGCAAATTACCTTTTTCAAAGTAGTTTATCGTCGTCATACTAACTTTGCTATTGAAGCTATCCAACAAACTTTCAACGGTAATGCCGGATACGGTAATACTGTAACCTGCCAAATATCACGCAACGGCGATTTAATAAACCGTATGTATTTACAGGTTGATGTCCCTAAAAAGAAAGATCTTGATACCAAAACTACCAGCACATACCAAAATTATCTCGGGTTACGCTTAATAAAATCCGTTGTTATTGAAATTGGTGGCCAACAAATAGATAAGCATTATTCCGATTGGCTTTACATCTGGAACGAATTATCTCTACCTATCGGCAAACGCTATGCATATGATACTATGGTCGGTGCCGACAAAGATATATTAAATGGCTTAAACAACATAGATGAAATTCCTGATTCCTCTGTCACAACTCTATATATCCCATTTGAGTTCTGGTTTTGCCGCAATGTAGGTCTCGCGCTTCCTTTAATCGCTCTTCAATATCACGAAGTCAAAGTAAAAATAGATTTTGAAACTAAGGCCAACTGCATATCCATTCCCGCAGGCTCATTAACCGATTTTGAAGATATTAAAAATATCTCTTTATGGGCTGATTACATCTTCTTAGATACCGATGAACGCCGAAGATTCGCTCAATTATCCCACGAATATTTAATAGAACAGCTACAATTCACTGGCACCGAACCCCTAGTTGATGGCACCAACCGAATCAAGCTTAACTTCAATCACCCTTGCAAAGAACTCATATGGGTCGCAAAAGTAGCCCCTTCTTCCACGAATCTTAATAAAACCAGATGGTATGATTACACAAACTTGGACGTGGCAGACGACGAGAAAGCACTTGAGTTAGCTTATGATAAATCTGCAGCACAAGGAGGACAGCGTACATCAAACTATTTAGTTATATCCGATGTCAAACCTGCGACAAATAGCAACCCTTTTATTAATGCCATCCTCCAATTAAACGGCAACGACCGTTTTGCGGTAAGAGAAGGCGATTATTTCAATTATGTTCAACCCTTCCAGCATCACACCAACGTTCCCGTACACAATTCTATAAATGTGTATTCATTTGCCCTAAAACCCGAAGAGCACCAACCTAGCGGCACCCTCAATATGTCTCGTATTGACACTGCAACTTTGATGGTTAATGCTAAACCAGCTCCAACTAATAAATCATACCAAGGCATCAATATATACGCAGTCAATTACAACGTCCTTCGTATATTATCAGGTATGGGCGGCCTTGCTTATTCCAATTAAAAATATAATAAAGATATCATCTATAATAAAAATATAAAAGAGTCGTGTTATATAATTTCCTTTTTTTTTTCTCCTCTAATAGTATAAAGAATATAGCGTAAATGGGTGGTGGTCTTCTTCAATTAGTAGCTTATGGTGCTCAGGATGTTTATTTAACCGGTAATCCGCAAATTACCTTTTTCAAAGTAGTTTATCGTCGTCATACTAACTTTGCTATTGAAGCTATCCAACAAACTTTTAACGGAACTCCCAACTTTGGCAATCGTGTAACCTGCCAAATATCTCGTAATGGCGATTTAATACACCGTATGTATTTATCTGTTGTTAATTATTATTCGGGCACTAATGCTAGCGTATGTCCTTATTTCGGTCTCCGTTTAATAAACTATGTAGAAATTGAAATCGGTGGTCAAAAGATAGACAAGCATTATTCTCACTGGATGTATGTATGGAATGAACTCTCGCTTCCCATATCAAAGAAAGATGCCTATAAAAAGATGGTAGGTGCTAATGATATGCTCACGACAATAGGAACTTCTACTGCTGGTGCTAATCTATATATCCCCTTAGAATTCTGGTTCTGCCGCAACGTAGGTTTAGCACTTCCTTTAATCGCTCTACAATACCACGAAGTTAAAATTAACATCCTCTTTGAAACGAAAGAGAATTGCAGAGGTGCCTCTACTGATGTCAACCCCCTATCGTCTGTTTCATTATGGGTTGATTACATCTTCTTAGATACCGATGAACGCCGAAGATTCGCTCAATTATCCCACGAATATTTAATAGAACAGCTACAATTCACCGGTACTGAAAGTGTATCTGCTGCTGCAGCCATTAAACCTAAATTATCTTTCAATCACCCTTGCAAAGAGTTAGTCTGGTTCTGCTCTTCCGATCACACCTCTACTGTTGCCGATAAGCACGTAATTAATAATAACTGGGTTAATTATTCAAGTGCAGTTAATACCTACGGTCAAGCTTCTTCGGTATTATATACTCCTACAAGCGCAATTACTTCAGCTAATCCTATAAAATCTGCCAAACTTGTATTAAACGGCAATGATCGCTTTTCTGCAAGACCCGGTTCATATTTCAATTTAATACAACCCTACCAACATCACGAAAATATCCCCTCCAACCCCGGCATCAACGTGTATTCCTTCGCCCTAAAACCAGAAGAGCACCAGCCAAGTGGCACTCTCAATATGTCTCGTATTGATACCGCTGTTCTCAATTTAGAGATTGATAAAACTGGTTCTAGCTACACAGTTGCTAATGATGGCAG